CTGAACACGGGGGCGTTGCCTATCCCGATGGAGGGTGAGGTTGCTCCTCGAAGGGCTGCGTATGCGACGACGGCTCGGGATGTGATGATGTTTCCCCCGCCCACCACGAAGACAAGTGCGGTGGTCGCTGGGGCTGGAGCGGTGCAAGAGAGGGACTACTTCGAGGCGCAGATTCACGGCGGAGTGAAACTGTCTGACATCGCTCGCGTTGAGTGGGCAAGTAGCCGCTCCTATGGTGATGGTGAAGACGCAGCAGCGGCGTTACGGGCACGCGGCATCCAAGTGGTTGAATACTAAAGAAGGGTTTGTATGATGGGGAATATGAAGTCGGGCGACGTTGTTGCAAAGAGGGCGGATGGAGCCGAACTGGTCTACACGCGCACAGATGACAGCGGTGTAGATTTCGGCTACATCCAGTCCCCCGACGGAACTAAGTATTCAGAGAACAGTCTGCTCGCACTGTCCGCTCGGGGGAACTGGGAAGTCCTGATTCAACCTGACAGGCTGTTGTGAGTCGCTTGCAGCGCCTTGCAGCGTTGGCTGCGGCGCAGACACAGAGCGATGCGGTGTTCGTACAACCGTTCGAAGATGTTACCAAGCACCCCGGGCACCCTGACCAGAAAGTTCACGGCAAGCGCAGCATCGGCAGCATCGACCCGTCCGTGGCGCAGGACATCCTGCGGCAAGTCAAGGAGAACGGCGGTCTGTCAGTCAAGGTGACCACAGGCGAACTGCCCACCGGGGGCTTTATGGTCGCCCGGGACTCCAACAAGTACGGGCTGGTCGTGAAGGCTGAGGACTTCTTCGACCCGGTCAGAGGACCCCGCGCTCTGGCTGACCACTTGAAGGCGAACCGTTCAACCCTCGGGATGGGCAAGGCGTACCTCGGGGTGTGGCATCAGACCTCCAAGGTGGTCGACGGCAAGGAGGTGCCGCTGGAGCCGAAAGACCAGTTGGTTCACCTCGACGTGACCGACAACGTCGGCAGCCGGGAGCGGGCGGTCAGCCTTGGTCGTAGGCGTGACCAAATCAGTGTGTGGGATGTGGCAAACTTCGAAGAGGTACAGACAGGAGGCAGTGGTGGCACAGTCAGCAAAGGACGAGCCGTTGCAGGTGGCGGTGACGCCGAAGCCGATGACGGAGATGTCGGACGCCGAAATCGAAGCATGGGCACGCAAGGCGTGGGAGTCGATGACGGGCAAGACCGCTCAGTCATAGTCAAGCACCTGCAAGGCAAGCACAATCAGAAAGACCACTCGGGTAAAGGCGGTGGGGCGTACTCGGAGTGGGGTGCGCGTGAGGCTGAGATTGAGGCGATGTCCCACGCTGGTCCTTCCTCGCAGGAACTCGCGGACGCTCTGGCTGAGACGCCAGAGATTGACGATGCACTCGTTCGTGACTATGTCGAGAACGTCCTCGATTACCGCATCGAAGAGCGGATGGCTCGGGACTATGCGTTCGAGGCAGGACACGAGGGTTGGGACGACCCAGACAACCCAGACGAACATTACTCATATGAGTCCTTCGTCCACGACAGGCGTGACGATTACGTCCGTCAGGGGATGGAGGACTGGCGTGACGAGATTGAGGCAGAACTCCGCGCCGATGGCTACGGCTCGGAGATAAGCCAAAGTCATCTGATTGACGGGATGGATGAGGTGTATGGCATCACCCATACCGGGGTGAACGCCGACGGCGAGTCAGTGGTTATGAGGTCTCGCGTGCAGAGCGTCTACACCGATGGTGAAGGTTTGCACGTCGTAGGCAGCATCAGCGGCAAGTTCGAGGGCGACATCAACTCCAACGACATTGGTGAGTTTCACCGGGTGTTCAAGCCTGACGGAACGGTCGAACACAAACTCCTGTTCATTCACGACCCGGATTATCGGGCGACGGGCTTTGCGGGCGCGTTGAACCGCCAAGCAGAGAACTATTACATCTCTCACGGCATCGACACGGTCACCGTTTACGCCGGGATGCAGAACGGTGGGTATGCGTGGGCGAGCCAAGGGTTCGATTGGGGAGGACCTCACGCGAACCCTGATTTCCGTACCGGGATACCGCACGACGTACACAATCAGTTGAGGCAATGGGAGACTGCGATTTCGGGAGCGTCGCGCCCTGAAGACCTGTCGGCACCGGGGCGGGGCGAGTTGCTAGCGCACATCAACAGCATCGTGACTCGTGCGAACAACCTTGATATCGACCACCCTGACTACCCAACGCCATCTGAGGTCGCCTCGCTGGGCAAGTTGCCGGGGATGCAGGAGAGCGTGGGCAGGACGATTCTGATGGGGTCGAGTTGGCGCGGCTCGAAGACGCTGTCTCCGTATGGTGGGCGCAGGACAAGCGGTGACTATTACCGCAGTGAGTTCGCTGCCCGGATTGCTGAGGCGCGTGCGGCTGCTGCGGCACAACCCGAACTTCCGTTCGCTAAACAAACCGTGGTAGTATTGCTTCCGAGAGGACAAACACAATGACCCCACCGAAATCCCGCATCCAAATCGAGACCGAAGTCCGCGAAGCGTGGTACCAGAAGTTCAAGAATACCCCCGGCTTCGACGCCGACGAGCCGTCAGCGGAGATGGAGTGGGAGCAGTACAAGATGCTTGCCGAGGCTCTCGGTGAAGACTCCTACGAAGCGAAGTGGGTCGCCACTGTTGAGAAGATGACGCCGGAAGAGATGCAAGCGTATCGGGATATGCTCGACAGGCTTGGTCTCACTACCGACGAGTCGAACGCATAATCAGCACCCCGGTAAGGGTATGCTGTCGCCGACTTTATTGTCGCGTCGGCGAGGACGGTAATGATTCATTTCGAAGAAGTGAGCGACGAGCAGTTGCTCGCAATGCACAAGCGAGCCGACCTACTCAACCCGACGCACCCCGCAGACGTTGAGTTCCACCACAGGGTCAGCACCGAGATGCTTGCCCGGGGTATCGAACACGGGCACGACGGCGACCAGTGGGCTGTTGCGGTCATCGAACTTGACTCATCGGTTGACCCGTTCACTGAGGCGACCGTCGAGATGCCGGAATCCGTGGTCGCTGAGGTTGCCAAGGAGTTGGGTTCCCCAGATTGGGTGCGGCAGACCCGTCTGTTGACCGTGGACGGTATGTCTATCCGCTTGGATACAGTTCACAAGTCCGAGATTCCAGTAGCCAAGGCTGACGGCTGGACACCCCCGGCTGATGTCCGGGCGGCTGCCCGTCAAGCGGTGCAATGGATTGAGGATGGTCGGGCTGGTGACGGGTTCACCGCTGTCGGCAGGAACCGTGCCCGCCAGTTGGCGGACGGTGACACCGTGTCGCAAGCCGATGCCGTCAAGATGCGTGCCTACTTCGCTCGCCACTTCGTCGACAAGGACGCTGAGGATTGGGGCGACAAGTCAAACCCAACCCCCGGTATGGTGGCGTGGTATGCGTGGGGCGGTGACGCTGGTAGGGCTTGGGTGAACCGCCTGCTGAGCGAAGTGTCCAAGGCTGCCTACCCGATGGGCGACGAGGAAGACTTGTTCGACATCGGTGAAGACCCCGAGACCACCCCTCAACGCGACGGGTCGCTGGTCTCGATGATGCAGATTCTCTTGATGGACGTGGTCACGTTCTACCTGACCGCCCACGGGTTTCACTGGAACGTGGTCGGCAAGAACTTCCAGCAGTTCCACGAGTTGTTCGGCGAGATTTACGAGGACGCACTCGGCAGCATCGACCCACTTGCCGAGAACATCCGCAAACTGGATGCCTTCGCCCCGTTCCGCCTGTCGCAGTTCGTCGAGCAGCGTGACGCGGTCGAGGTCGACATCGAGTATGGCGACGGGATGCCACTGGCGTCAGCCCTGTACGACGCAAACGAACACATCATCGACTGCTTGATGGACACGTTTGACAAGGCGAACACCGAGAGGCAACAAGGTGTCGCCAACTTCCTCGCTGACCGTATCGACGCGCATCAGAAGTGGCGTTGGCAGTTGCGCTCAACGCTTGCCGAGTACGACGATGCGATGTACGAGCAGGAGATGGCGTTGCTGGAAACGCTGTCGCCTGATGACTTGGAAATGTTCCGCCGTATCGCAGCGGCGTTGGAAGCCGGGGAAGACCCGGATGAGTTCGTAGGCAAGGCTCGCGGTAACGCTGAGGTGCTGCGCGACTACTGGCGCAAAGACCCCAAGGGCAAGGTCGGCTGGGGTGGCGGTGGTGACTGGACTCGCTGTGTCGCTGCGGTCGGGAAGTATATGAGCAGCGAAGAAGCCAAGGGCTACTGCGCTTTGCGACACAAGGAAGTCAACGGTTTCTACCCGGGCGATAAGCGCAACCGAACCCAGAAGTCTGCTTCACCGATGCTGAAGCATCCCGGTCACCCAGACCAGAAAGTTCACGCTGGGGGCAAGACTGGGTTGGCGAAGGAGATTTCGGCTGCGGAGTGGCGCGAAGTGACTGGAGCATTGAATAAGCGAGCCGCCTCGATTTCATATAATGAGTCGTATGCCAATGGCGTTGACCGATTGAATAATGGAGACGACATTGAAGGTAGGGTTCAAAGGCAGCGCGAACTTCTTGCTTCAGATTTGAAACAGTTCCGGGCTGAACCGAGGGGTTCGTGGGTACGCCAGAGCATTGCTAACAACATTGTTGACAGGCAAGGCTTTATTGACGGTGCCACGGGTGCGAAGCGTCGTATCAGGCGAACGTTGTTTGATTCCGACGTTTACTACTTAGCGGCGCTCGGCGGCGGCGGGGCACACGAGTTCGCTAAGGAAGCCGATGCTGAGCCGATGGTCAAACATCCCGGTCACCCAGACCAGAAAGTTCACGCTGGCGGCAAGGGTTCGTACCGCGAGACCCGTGAGCGCCGTGGGCGGGCGATACGCGAGGGCAAGATTGCTGGGCTGCGGCGTGACAAGGACGGCAAGGTCATCTGCCCGGAGGCGACTGGCGGTTACAAGGCTGGTATCCCGGAGCGAGTTGATTTCATCGACCCGCTGACCAAAGATGTGGTTACGCTGACCCCTGAACACGGTCTGTGGCACCACTTGGAGTCCGACGGCAAGGGCGGGTACCGGGTCACGAAGGAGCGCCAGAAGTTGCACGCGCAAATCGTGGCGCAGGCGACAGCCGGGGTGCCGAAATCAAATGACCCCCGGTTTGTTATGCTTGGTGGTGGACCCGCTGCGGGCAAGACAAGCACTCTGGTCAAGGCGGGTCTGGGCAATGTGCCCGGTAAGGACAAGGCGGTTCACATCAACGCCGATGACATCAAGGACTCGCTGCCTGAGTACGGGCGAATGAAGACTTCGAATGACGATGGGGACTTCTTCCAAGCGGCGCACTTCGCGCACGAGGAATCGTCGTACCTCGCCAAGTTGGTTCAGCAGAGGGCACAGCGGAACCAGCAAGACATCGTCCTCGACGGCACGGGTGACTCCAAGCCAGAGAAGTTGCTGAAGAAGGTCTCGGAAGCGCGTCGTGCGGGATACAAGGTCGACGCCGTGTACGCGACCGTGCCAACCGATGTGGCGTGGGCACGGGCACAGAGGCGTTCGCTGAAGAAGAGCGAGCGCCGCTACGTTCCGTTCGGCATCGTCAGCGGCACGCACGCGGACGTGTCTAGGGTGTTGCCGCAGGCAATGGAGTTGGGGATGTTCGACAGTGTCAAGTTGTACGACACGAGCGGAAGGGAGGGCAAGTTGCTCGCCGAGACGGTCGGGTCGGGTTCGAGGGCGCAGACGACCATCCACGACGCTAAGGGCTGGAACGCCTTCGTGAGCAAGGCTGGACCGGGTAGTCAGGTTCATATGGTTGATGGGGAGGGACAAGCGTGGCGCTGAACAGCGAACAGATGAACAAGTTGTATTTGGCGGTCGTGCTTGGACAGGACTTCGACACCACAGGATTCGAAGGCAACGACGAGGCACGCGAGTTCTACGACACGATGCTGGATGAGGTGGCGCAGGCTCCCGAAGGGGTAACTGCCGCGCCTATCGTGGACTGGTTGGGCGGTGACTACGACGCGCTCATCTCGGCGTCTGGTCAGGACGGTGCCGAGTTCGACGCGATGATTGACGAAGCGTTGCAGACCCTCACGAAATCAACCTCGGGTATGAGTCTGGTTTCGAAGTCCGTGGAGGAAGACCGCTTCACGCTGGGACCGATGTACGTTCCGAACCGCATCGACGCGCACAACGAGTGGACAGACCCCGACGAGTTGCAGAAAGCGGTGTGGGACTACGTCCGCAAGGGCGACCGCCGCATCCGCTTGCAGCACAACAAAGACATCGTCGCTGGCGAGTGGGTCGAGGTGATGGCGTTCCCGTATGAGACCACCGTCCCGATGACCAAGGCTGACGGCGGCGTGGCTGAGACCACGTTCCCAGCGAACACCGTGTACCTCGGGGTTGTGTGGGAGCCGTGGGCTTGGGAGATGGTCAAGGCTGGCAAGTTGACTGGCTACTCGGTCGGCGGCAAGGCGCAGCGCATCGAGGTTGACTTGCCGGAGCCGGAGGATGTCCGCAAGGATGACCCGACTGTGTCCGACGTTCACGTCGACACAGTGTCCGGCAGTGAAGCGGATGCGGAGCAGGCGAAGGGCAAGCGCCGTAAGAAGACGGACATCGTTGCGACGGTCGACTCGCAGCCGATGGTGAAGCATCCGGGTCATCCTGACCAGAAGGCTCACGCTGGCGGCAAGGGCAGGAAATCCGTGCCGGATATCGCGGACAAGGCGCCTATCGAGGGGCGTAGTACTGAGGCTGTCCGGGCTGCGACTGAGTTGCGTAAGCGGGTTGCGGCGGTCGAGCCTGAAATCACTAGCGGCATGGTGGATTTGGCTGATAAGCACGGCGGAGAGATGGTGGGGTTGGGCAACCGACTGAAGACCACCGACTCACTTGCTCGCAAGATTGACGCCGAGAAACACGATAAGGGCGGTGACGTCGACGCCACCGCCGCGAGTATGAGTGATGTCGCCCGATACACGATTAGTTTCAGCGAGGATGGCTATTCTGCTGGTGCGCGGGGTGTGATGGATGACTTGGAAAGCCAAGGCTGTTCGCTTCGCAGCAAGAACTATTGGAAGGACGGCGACGGGTACCAAGGGGTCAATATCGCTGTGACGCGACCTGACGGTACGACGTTCGAGTTGCAGTTCCATACCTCCGCCAGCCTTGAGTTGAAGGCGAAGAATCACAAGGTGTATGAGGAGTACCGTGCCATCTCGCCGACCCCTGCGAACGCCAAGAAGCGTTGGAAGTTGTTCGACCAGATGGCTAGGGCAGCGTTGCGTTGCCCGAAGCCGCCGGGTGCTGAATCTCCGGCACTGGGTGAGAGCAAGAGCCTTGCTTTCACTCTTATGAATAACGAGGGCAAGACTGTCTCGGTACCCCCGGTGCGTATCTAACCCCCGGTATGGTAAGATTGGCTTTGGAAGGAGGCGTATCTCGTGACTAGATACTTCGCAAAGAGCGATGCGGACAACAAGGTCTACATCCTGTTCAAGATGCAAACAGAGGAGAACCACTTCGGCGTCTTCTACTGGCGCGTCAACGACACCAAATGGCAGAGCGACTCGGAGGCATCAAATCGGCTCATCAAGTACCTGCTGGACGGTGACGTTCGGGTAGATGAGGTGCCCGAGGAGTCGGCTAAGGCTCTGATGCCCCAAGCGTTCGCAAACTGATGCAACCGCAGACCCCGGCAGTCGTCCAAGCGTGGATTGACCAACTGACCGACCCGGCGTTCCTTGCAATAGTCGCCGTGGCACCAGAGCGTATCGACGTTCGGTTGTCTGCATCCCGTGGCAAAGTGCGGCGTGCCCCCGAGATTGTGTTCAACGGTGGGTCAATGGAGTTCAAGGACATCAACGACACGCCCAAACAAGGGTAGATAAATGACAACCGTGTGATAATCTCCACGGTGAGGCTCGCGGGTCGTCATCCAGTTTCGGCTGGTTGGCGACCTTATTCATTAGGAGGACTGCGTGGCACGCTCTACGGCTCGGAAGATGGTCAACCTTGACATCGACGAGACGTCAGGCGTTGACCGCCCAGCCCACCTGCACGACGGGTGGCTTGTGATGAAGGCAGCCGATTCTGACGCTGTGCGTCAGGTTCTCGAAGCCCAGACAACCGAGGAGGACTCCGCAGTGGAGAAGACCGAACTGAGTCTTGACGAGGCGACCGCCGCTCTCGACAAGGCTAACGAGCGCATCGCCGAGTTGGAGGCTGCCGCCGCTGCTGCTGCCGAGACCACTGCCGACGCCGCAACCGAGTCCGCTGATGCGGGTGAGGAAGAAATCTTGAAGTCCGCCCCGGAGCCTGTCCGTAAGGCTCTGGAGGCAATGAAGAAGCAGGCTGACGAGGCACTCGCCAAGGCTGCCGAACTGGAGACGGTGCTGAAGCAGGAGCGCGACGCTGCTGCCGATGCTGCTGCTGTTCAGAAGGCGCGTGGCTGGAAGCACCTCAACATCGACGCCGAGAAGGTTGGTCCGTTGATGCGCCGCTTGAACGAGTTCGACGCCGCCCTTGCGAAGTCTGTTGAGAGTGTTCTTGACAGCGTGAACGCACAGGCTGAGTCGAGTGACATCTTCGCCGAAATCGGTCGCCAGACTGGTGTCGACGGGGACGCCTACACCCAGATGCAGGCTCTTGCTAAGGCTGCTGTCACGGATGGAACGGCAACAACTTTCGAGCAGGCTCTCGCTGGAGTGGCTGTTTCGAATCCTGACCTCTACAACCGCTACCTGAGCGAGAAGGGTGCCTGAGTCAAATGGCATACGAGTTCTCTAACTATTCAGTCAAGGTCAGCCTCGTTGCTGGCGCTGACCTGTCCTCCCACCAGTACAAGTTCGTGAAGTTGAACAGCAGCGGGCAGGCAATCCTCTGCGCTGCGACCACGGATGTCCCGGTCGGCGTTCTCCAGAACACCCCGACCTCGGGTCAAGAGGCTGAGGTGTTGGTCGTTGGTGGCACCAAGTTGGTGGCTGCGGCTTCCATCTCTGGTGGTAACGGCGCAATCCAAGCGTTGGCTACCGACGCCAGTGGTCTTGCCGCCGCTGTGACGCCGGGTACCGACACCACCCGCTACGCGGTCGGTCGCTGCATCACCGTCCCGGGCGCGGCGAACGACATCTTCACCGCAGTCATCGACTGCTCCGTCCCCCAGCGTGCTTCCTAATCGGACTGACTGAAGAAAGGTAACCTCCGATGCCACAGCCCTCTATCGGTCAAGTTCACATTGACGCGATTCTGACCAACATCTCTGTTGCTTATATGCAGCAGGAGCAGAACTTCATCGCTGACAAGGTGTTCCCGATTGTCCCCGTGGACAAGCGTTCGAACAAGTACTTCATCTACACCAAGAACGACTGGTTCCGTGACGAGGCTACCCGCCGCGCCCCGGGCACCGAGTCGTCCGGTTCGGGCTACGGTCTGTCGAGCGACACCTACTCGTGTGACGTGTTCGCGTTTCACAAGGATGTCGACGACCAGACCCTCGCCAACTCCGACACCCCGCTGAACCCGCTGCGCGACGCTGCGGAGTTCGTGGCTCGTCGTCTGATGCTGCGCCGCGAGAACCAGTTCGTGGCGGACTACCTATCTGCTACTGGCACCTCTGGTACGCAGACGTCGAACTGGGGAACCACATGGGGTTTCACCTCGACTGGTACCGCGACGTCTCCCGTCGTTGGCGCTGGTACCGCCGCGACCAACGGTCGTCAGTGGTCAGACCTTGCGAATAGCGACCCGATTGACAACATCGAGGCTGCGAAGCAAACCATCTTGTCGACCACGGGTATGCTTCCGAACACGCTGGTCATGGGTTACCCCGTGTACCGCGCTCTGAAGAACCACCCCGACCTCATCGACCGCATCAAGTACACGACTCGTGACAACCTCACCACCGATGTGATGGCGAAGTTGTTCGACGTCGACCGCGTGATTGTCTCAATGTCGGTGAACGCTACCAACAACGAAGGCGCCACTGCTGCCTACGGTTTCACCGCTGGCAAGCACGCGCTGTTGTGCTACGTCGCACCGAACCCGGGTCTGCTCCAGCCGTCCGCTGGCTACCAGTTCTCGTGGACTGGTGTGTCGGGTGGTTTGGGTGCGAACATCGGTACCTCGCAGTTCCGTATGGAGTCGCTGAAGTCGACCCGCGTTGAGGCTGAGATGGCGTTCGACAACAAGATTGTCGCCGCTGACCTCGGCTTCTTCATGGCTGACCTCGTCGCCTGATAAGGCTGTTGCTGGGGTGGGACTGCTAATCACAGTCCCACCTCAGTTCCATAACTCGATTCGAAGGTTTGAGGAGTCATTCTCGTGAGTATCAACAAGGTGACTGACGGCGGAGCGCAGGTCGGTCGTTTGGTGTTTGGCGGTCCGGGTGCGGTCGGTGGTCGTTTGACTGGCGTGCTGACTGGAACGGTTTCTGTTACCGCTCCAACGACTTTAGCGGCGGATACTAAGACTGCTGTGAATGTGACCATCACTGGTGTGCGTGCTGGTGACGTTGTGTACTTGGAGCCGAATGCAGCACTGGAGAATCGAATCGTGGTTCAGAGTTACGCGGTGTCGGCGAACGACACTGTGACGATTCAGTTCTACAATCCGCACACTGCCGCTGCTGGCGCTACGTCTGCCCGTAACTGGTCGTACACGGTCATCCGCACATCCTGACGGCGTAATCGTCGGCACTACATTTCACCTCAATAGGAGGGCGTCATGGCGGTAACGCAAGCCGTCGTCAGTGTTGGTACGACTGCGGTTCAGGTCTCGACAGACCGTCCGGTTCGGCGTTCCACGGATAAGTTCGGAGCGCAGTCCATCAGTGTGCAGAACTTGTCCACGACTGCTGACGTGTACCTTGGTACTTCTGCGGTAACAAGTTCGGCGTATGGATTCTTCTTGCCGCGTCGTGCCAGTTCGACGTCTATTCCGGCTTCGGTTTCGATTGACCTGTATCCGGGGGAGTCGTTGTGGGCGGTTGCTTCGGCGGCTGCTACTTCGGTTGCGGTGTTGCAGCGCGGGTTGTGACGTATGTCCGGTATCAAACTGCGAGATACGTTGTCTCGCAGGTTCGGTGATGGGGTCGGTCTTGCTAGACTTCTTAGCAGGTTCCCCGAGGTGCCTCAGCCCCCGGTGCTGAACAACTTGTTTGCTTGGTATGACTCGTCTGCCGTTTCGGGGCTTGGTGATGGGCAGCCGGATGACGGTTCGCTGTTGAGTCTTTGGGTAGACCTGTCAGGTAATGACCGGGATATCGTTCAGGCGACCGCCGCGAATCAGCCGCTATTCCGCACCGCATCCCCGAACCTGCTCACCTACAATCAGGGAGCGACGGGTGAGGACGGTGCCGCGACAGGATTCGGTGCCAATGACCGCGTGACCGCTGGGAGTCTCATTGCTGGCACATCCAGTCCTAGCCCTGAATACGGGGCGTATAGGGTGGAATGGCAAACGGACACAGGCACAGGACAATCGGGCATCCTGACCAGCGGTACGGGAACCGCTGGGATTCCCGTGACGGGTGGCGCGACCTACACCCTGTTCGCGTCCATGCGAACAGATTCGACTTCCAGCCGTACGGCACGAGTATCCCTGCGAGGGTGGAAGTCAGACGGCACCAACCCAGCAACGCTGACCACCTCGTCCATCTCAGCCACCATCAACAACACGGGCTGGACGGTTCTGACGGGCACGGTCACCCTGCCGTCCGACTGGGCGTTTGTGTCTTTCCGTCCAGACTGCTCAAACCCTTCCACGGGTGAGAAGTTCTATCTCGATAAGTGCGGGATATTCGCAGGGACGGTCACCTCGTGGGTGCCCCCTGTGACTCTCCTGAACGGCAGACCGTGCGTACAGTTGGATGGCTACCGTGCCGCCCTGTCTCTGAACGCAACGATTGCCCGCCCATCCACCATCTACATCGTTCGCGTGGATAATGCGCGGCTCGCTAGCGGCACCCGCTACATCATGGACTCGTCCGCCGCTGGTGTCATCCAGCCAATCTCGGCAACCAACCTAGACCGCATCGGTGCGGGTGGCTCCGCCTCAGGCACCGCCACCGCAGTCGGCTCGGGTTCGGTATCCGTGTACGACTTCAACTCCACCGCCATGCGCGTGTATGTGAACGGGATTGCTGGGGCTGCGGGTGGGGGTGCGACGAGTGACTTCAATCGAATCAACATAGGGTCAAACACGGTGGGCGGTAGTGGCTGCTCATCTGTGTCGGCTGTGCTTATCTACTCCGCGACCCATGACGACACCACCCGCCAATCCGTTCAGAACTACCTCGGCGAGCGGTACGGCATCACAGTTGTCTAATGCGGATACGATTGCAGGAAACACATAACCGAAGTATGAGGGAGTCGAGGGGCTATGAATACCGTGAAGATTAGTGACGCGATGGTCACCGCGTTGAACATGGCGCGTGGGTACCGCGACAGTGCGGGCATGGTGGGTTACGGCACCGTCGTGTTGCGTGACAGTGACGGGATTGTCGCGGTTGAGATGCCGTTCGCAAACAAGATTACGGACTACGGTGACCAGTACCACGCGCAGACAATCGCGTTGAAGGCAAACGGAAGCGCCACCGCGATTACCGGGTTGACAGGTATGCAGATTGGCTCCGGCACAACTGCTATCGCCAAGTCCGGTGCGGGTGCAGCGATGGTGACGCTCTTGGCGGGGCAGGCGTTCGATTCGACGTATCCGCAGGCGTTCAACTTGGGTGCTGGTTTGGGTTGGCAGACGCGCTACATCACGACTTTCGCTGCCGGTACGGGTACCGGGTCTGTGAACGAGGCGACTCTCACCAATGGGACTATTGGTTCGGCGTCGACCACCGCGAACACTGTTGCTCGCATCGTGTTGGGTAGCACGGTAACCAAGGCGGCGACTGACTCGTTGACGATTACTTGGAACGTCACGTTCCTCGGCTGATAGCCGGGGCGCGTTTGCCCTGACGGTTAGGAGTGGCTTGTGCCTACTGTCGTCAACCTTCTGCCCCTTGCACAGCAGGGGTACGAGACCCCCGATGCGGGTCCGATTCAAGCGTTCGCTAACAACTTCGGTTCCGTCGGCGGTTCCACGACAGGCACGCAGACTTTCCCCGCGTCAGGCGGTTCGGGTTCGGGTGCCACGTTCAGTTTGCTGCGTACTGGTAGCCCAAGTCAGATAAGCACCGTGACTTTGGTGAACGCTGGCAATGGCTATGCTGTCGGGGACACGCTCACCGTCACCGACACGAGAACAACGCCGAACGATGTTGTCACGGTTCAGGTGACAAACGTAGTCTCGTCTGTATACCAACTCACGGGTGGCAGCGGGTCAGCCACTATCAGCAGGAACATAACAACCCCGTATGACGGGACGGCGAACCTGCGGGTGGCGGCGAACGCTACGTTCGTCAATCTTGAAGCGGGGACTAAGCAGACAGGCAGCCTTGCTCGCGTTGCGGCTAGCACGTCATACGGTGTTGGTGTCTTTGCCCGCGTCACCGGAAGTGTCATAAGTTTCTCCCTTGTCGTGTATTGGTGGAAGGACATTGCAGGAACGCCTGCATCAACGGCTTCAACCGTGATTGCTTCCACCACGCCCTCATCATCGTGGGTTAGCCGGATAGGTTTGGCGACCTCTCCTGCCGATGCGGTCTATGCGAGCCTGTCGGTGCGTTTCCAAGCAGCGTCTGGCGGTTCGTCAGTCGACGCTGACAGGTTCACGATAGCGAACTACTCAGATTCCACCGCCGTTGGGCAGACAAATCCGTTTACTGGTGTGGTGAGTGTGGATGCGGTGGGGAACACTGACGCCGCGAATGCCGCAGTCGCGTCGGCTTACACCGCATCGGCGACAGATTCCGCTCACAATGTAAACAACGACACCGTCACGACAGTTGCCGTCTACTCCCGGTCGGCGACGGATGTGGCGGGCGGGGTTGACTCGGCGTCATCGACGGCAGCGTTCTCGACAACCGCAGCGGATGTGGCGGGCGGGGTTGACTCTTTCGGACTCGGGCACACCCTCACGTTGGATGACGGCGCAAGTGTCACGGACTCTTATGTAGTGTCTAGGGCGCTGGGTTTAGCCGCTTTAGATGTGGCGGGCGGGGTTGACGGTGTCGACTTCTTCTTGTCCGCGTGGGCTTCGAGGACGGGCTTTACCTCGGTTTCTGGTTCTGCGGGTCGCAGCCAACCAACAGGCAACCAAGATTTGTCAACGGTGGTTGGGGTCTCGGGTTTGTCAACGGTGGTTGGGGTCTCGGGTTTGTCAACGGTGGTTGGGGTCTCGGGTTTGTCGAGGGCAGAATGAGCGACATGAAAGGTAGCCTTGGCTTGTGACTCGAGATTCGTCGGTGGTGAAACGTGCCACTACCTAGCAGCAACGCGAACTACATCTACAATACTTTCTCCATCGCATATTTGGGGGACTCGTGACTCCTGACCTGACCATCACATCCGGTGACAGGCTCCCGTATGTAGTGCGAACCGTGGAGGTCGACGGCTCTGCGTTGAACCTGACGGGTGCATCCGTAGCATTTCAGGTGGTGGAACCAAGCGACCCGTCCGTGTTTGTCATCAACGCGGCGGCGGTTCCTGACGCAGACCAAGTCGTCAACATCGGAAAGGTCGCCTACTTCTGGTCTGCCCAAGACGCTGTCACGTTGACGCAGGGGTATTACCTTGCCCGGTTCGTCGTGACGTTGGCTGGCAAGACGTTGACGGTTCCTAACAACGGCTGGCTGGTGTTGTTGGTGTCCTGCTCGACGCTCGGCTCGTTCACCTACTCGGGTGACCCGTCGGCATCTGACCGGGACAAGATTCGTTTGCTGCTGCAAGACACCGACTCCAGCGACCCGCTGCTGACTGATTCGGAGATTGCGTTCCTGCTATCCGAGGCTTCGGGTTCGGTGTATCAGGCTGCCCACGATGGCGCGTATATGTTGGCGGCGAAGTTCACCCGTCTCGCTGACTCGACTTCGAAGTCTGTGGGTGGGCTGTCGCTGAGCAAGACCTACTCGCAGATGGGGCAGAAGTACCGCGAGTTGGGTGAATCGTTCTTGGAGATTGCTGCTCGCCGCGAGCCGCCGACTCCGCTGGTCAATAGCGATGCGATGCGTCCTACCGGGTCTCGCACCACGTCGCCAACCACTGACTTCTCGATGGGTGCTTTGGATAACAGGGTGACGTGAGATGTCGCTGAGTAGCGAGTTCGCGGAGATGATGAACGACTCCGTCACGGTGTATTCGCAGAGTACATTGGACAAGTACGGCAAGCGCACATTCAATGCGACTGGCAGGGTCATCAAGTGCAGGGTCGAGTACGACACTGCCTTGACCCGTGACAACGAGCGCCGGGATGTCGTGTCCAGTGGCACGGTATATGTGTACGGCTCGGCGGTCGACGTGACGGTCGACAGCAAGTTGCTGCTGCCTGACGGCGTCGAGCAGCCCATCATCGACGTGTCGCACCACACCGATGAGACGGGTGCTATCCACCACACCGTCATCAAGTTCGGTCGGTGAGTCGTGGCTACCGCGCCCATCTCGCTACAGGGGTTCCCGGCTCTGCGGCATATGCTGCGAACCGCTCCCCGTGATGTCATCCCTCTGGCTGAGGCTGCCTTGGTTGAGGAGGCTCAGGTCATCTTCCGCCGCTCCCAGATGCTTGTGCCTGTGCAGACGGGGGCGTTGAAGTCCTCGGGCACGGTGAGTGAGCCGAAACGTGAGGGCAGCACCGTGTCTGTCGAGTTGGGCTACGGCGGTGCCGCTGCCGGGTATGCGATGTTCGTTCACGAGTTCCCGCCTGACCGTGCGTTCCATCAGCCGCCGACGCAATACAAGTACCTGTCGCGCCCGGTCGAGGAGCGTCAGCCTGACATTGAACGGAATATGGCGAAGCGCATCGAGAATATGATTCAGAAGGCGTTGGCTGACGGGCAAACGCGGCAGAGCGAAGGGCAGTAACCGATGGCGACGATTCTGGAAGCGGTCGGTGACTACCTTGTCGCTCAGGGGCAGGGCACCCTTGGGACGAACCTGTTCCTGTCACTGCTGCCTGACTCTCCTGACGTGTGTGTGTCGTTGTACGAGTCCTCTGGTGGGGAGCCTCGGTATGTGATGAGCGTGTCTGGGCAGGTCGTTGACCAGCCGAACCTGCAAGTCATCTGTCGAGCGACCCGTGACGATTACCCGACTGCCCGTGACAAGGCTGAGACAATCCGGCAGTTGTTGGAGGATGTCGTTGGGTTGAGTCAGTCCGGCGTGCAAATCCTGTCCATCGTGCCGACGGGGTCGGTGAATCCACTGGGCGTCGACCCTGAGCATCGCCCTCTTGTGTCGGTCAACTTCCGCTGTATGGTGCTGCGATGACGAAGGCTGAGTCCGCTGCGCTGCTGGCGATTGAGGCTGCCATCCGGCAGTTGGAGGCAGTGAAACTTGCTCTCGTTGCTGAGGTTTCGATTCATCAACCAATACAGGAGCCTGTTGTTCAACCTGTGGATGAATCGGCGTGTCGGCAGCACGAAGTGAAACTTCTTGAAACGATGGGGTCTGAAACTCGTATGTGCCTTTCGTGCGGAGGCACGCAATGACGCAGGAGAGGAAGCCAGACCCCTATGGACGCCAAGCGAAAGTCGACGAACAGCCCCGGTGCTGGCGGTGCAACAGACTCCTCGCGCAGTCAGTCACGCGCCCGTGGGAAATCCGTTGTAACCGATGCAAAGCAGACAACAAATCTGCGTGACCTCGGCTCCGAGTTAGACAATCTTCTCGCGTCAGCGCCGCAGCGCACCTACGTTCCGACGTGTGCGGTGACCAAGACTTTGGCGCAGTTAGACCCGGAGACGGCTGAGAAGATGCGTCAACTCATCGACCACAGCAAGCACCAGTCTTCGGTCGTGGCTGAACTGTTGAGCCGCTACGGGTTCGCTGTGGCATACACCACCATCAACCGCCACAGGAAGCGTCTGACAGGCAGCGGGTGCAGGTGCCCTAAGTGAACCTTGGGGATGAAATCGACGCTCTCTTAGAGCCTGTGGAGGGGCAGGAGAAGCCCATCCAGCCCAGCCGCACGCCGAAGGCGGAGTGGCGTCCCGGGGTTGAGTGGAGCGGCTCTGAAGGTGTCGTTACCACCAAGCCCATCGAGGGGATGCAGCAGCCCGAGTGGAAGGCTGTCCTGTCAGTGTTCGAACTCGACCCGGACGAGTATCAGGTGGTCGAGCCTGTCCTGTTCAACGCTTGGCACGGACCGAGTGCGGACGGTCCTGTCCTGTATCGGCAGTGGAAGGCGAAGATTGTTCGCCGCCGCCACCAGACCTACGCCGATGTGACCGAACTGATAGATGAGATTCGACGTCACAAGCCGACTGCAAAGCGCACGCCGACTGGCGACGGGGCGTTCGTGGTGGTGCTGGCTGACTGGCAGATTGGCAAGGACGGCTCAGGCGGCACGGTGCGCCGGGTTCTGGCAGCGATTGACGCGGTGGAGCATCGGGTCAAAGAGTTGCGGCGACTGAAGCGCCCACTGGGTCGACTGTTCGTTCTGTGGACGGGTGACTCGGTGGAAGGGTGCGTCGGGCATTACGAGATGCAGACGTTCCTCGTGGAGTTGGACAGGCGTAGTCAGGTGAAGGTGACCCGTCGGTTGTTGCGTGATGCTCTCATTCGCTGGTCGCGGCTGTTCGATGAGGTTGTCGTGGTGGCGGTCGGCGGTAACCACGGGGAGAACCGTCGTGAGAGCAAGGCGTTCACCACGTTCGGTGACAACGACGACCTCGCAGTCGTGGAGCAGGTCGCTGAAGTGTTGGCTGGC